AAGGTCCGGGAATCAATTACAATGAAACCGGATTATTTACCGGTAAAGGTGTATTTACAATAATAGCCGAGTCTAAAGGAAAGGGTTCCACCAAAGGTTGGGGAAAATTAAAGAGCGGAAAGGGATGGATCTCGCTCGACTTTACTAAGAAAATCTAAGGAGTTCAACATGATAAGTTTCAGACATAAAGGAGACTTCTCCAAACTGACACGTTATTTAGAGAAAGCCAAGGATGGAAGCTATCTTGCGTATCTCGATAAATACGGTCGAGAAGGTGTAGAGGCTCTTCGGTCTGTGACACCTGTTGATACAGGACTTACAGCTAATTCTTGGTATTACAAAATAGAAAGATCAAAGGGATCGATAGCGATCGTCTTTTTAAACTCAAATATTCAAAATGGAATTCCGATAGCCGTTATTTTGCAGAACGGACACGGAACTCGTAATGGTGGTTGGGTAGAAGGAAGGGATTACATTAATCCGACTATCCAGCCTCTCTTTGATAGAATCGCAAATGAAGCATGGAGGGAGGTTACTAAACTTTGAGTAGAACTATTGATGAAAGAGTAGTCGAAATGCGCTTTGATAATAGGCAGTTCGAAAACAATGTTCATACCAGTTTAAGCACACTTGATAAACTTAAAGAAAAGTTGAATCTTACTGGTGCTTCCAAAGGGTTAGACGAAGTAAACAAAGCAGCAAGTAAAGTGGACATGAATCCACTAGCGCGCGGTGTTGAAACAGTGGGTCTTAAATTTAACGCCTTACAAACAATGGCAGACCACGCCTTGCGTAGAATTACCGATCGCGCAATGGATGCTGGCGAAAGAATAGTTAAATCTCTCACAATTGACCCTATAAAAACAGGTTTCAGCGAATATGAAACCAAAATTAACTCAATTCAGACCATCATGTCGAACACGGCTAGTAAAGGTACGACGATGGAAGACGTTACGAAAGTAATAGGCGAGTTAAATACATATGCCGATAAGACGATTTATAACTTCGCGGAAATGACTCGTAATATCGGTACATTTACAGCAGCTGGTATCGGCTTGGAAGACTCTGCTGCTTCCATCAAAGGTATTGCAAACTTAGCAGCTGCATCCGGTTCAACATCTCAGCAAGCATCTACCGCAATGTATCAGCTTTCTCAGGCTATGGCAGCAGGAAGTGTTAAGTTAATGGACTGGAACTCTGTAGTTAATGCAGGAATGGGCGGCGAAAAGTTCCAGGAGGCATTAAAAGCTACAGCTAGAGAATACGGTGTGGCCGTAGATGAGATCATCGAGCGAAATGGTTCGTTCAGAGAATCACTTTCTGAAGGTTGGATTTCTACCGACATTCTTAACCAAACTTTACGTAAGTTCACAGTTGAAGGCGCTAAAGAATACGCCGACAGTATGGTTAAGTCCGGCAAGTATACACGGGAACAAGCTGACGCTCTTATCAAAGAAGCTCAGGCGATGGAAGATGCTGCCACGAAGGTTAAGACATTTACGCAGTTGATGGATACATTGAAAGAATCAGCTCAGTCCGGTTGGTCTCAGACATGGGAAATTTTAATAGGCGACTTTGAAGAAGCAAAAGAGACACTTACGAAAGTGTCAGATACTCTTGGCGGAATAATCAATGCGTCTGCCGAATCTCGTAACGAATTACTTTCCGACTGGAAGATACTCGGTGGTAGAAATGATCTTCTCGACTCGTTCGTAAACATTTTCGAAGCTATTAAAACGATCGTAGTACCGATCAAAGACGCATTTAGGGATATATTCCCTCCTATGACAGCAGAAAGACTGAAAGAAATTACCGAAAACATAGCTACATTTACAAGTAAGCTAAAACTCAGTGAAGTAGCCTCCGATAATCTTAAGCGAACTTTCAGAGGTTTATTTGCGATCGTCAATATCGTCAAAATGGCGTTCTTAGCAGTCTATAAAATACTTAAACCGATAATAGGTCTTCTTGTGAAATTTGCAGGCTGGCTGTTGAGCGTTACAGCAGCACTGGGTGACTGGGTTACCAACCTTAACACTAGCATGGAGATAATGGGTATATTCGATAGGGTTGCTCAGCGCATTATAGATTCCGTTAGTGAATTGTGGGCGATTCTTCGTGAGAAGTTCGTATCTCCTAGTTTGACATTCTTAAAGAAGTTCATAGCAAGTTTAGGGGAAGAAATGTCCGGTGTAGGTGGTTCGGCTTCAAAAATGAAAGAAACCGTAGTTAACGCTTTCTCTAAAATAGCATCGGCGTTGGAAGGAAGCGCGTTTTACCAGTTCTTGAAGACCGTATGGAAATTACTCTTGACTATAGGTTCCTTCGCGGCAGATGTTTTAACTAAATCTTTTGCAAACCTTAAAGAAAATATAGCTAATGCTGATTTTGAAAGTATACTCGAATTTATAAGGAGTATATCCGTAACTGCTATAGCCGTATATATAGCTAATTTTGTTAAGGGTTTGAAAGATATCACAAAATCATCTAAAGGCTTTATAGACGCTTTAAAAGATGTTGTTGGAAACTTCTCAGATGTTCTTGGTGAACTCAAGAAGACACTTAAAGCATTCACTTCGGAAATCAAATCAAGAGCATTGATGAATATTGCCAAAGCAATACTAATCTTAGTAGCAGCTCTGGTTATTTTAACATTCATTGACCAGGATAAATTGATGAGCGCTATTGCGGCGATGTCCATATTGTTTATAGAATTGATGGGAGCGTTTAAGTTATTTACTAAGATTGATGACATAGGTTCCTCTATAGGAAAGTCCGCATTAGTAATGCTTGCTATGTCAACATCAGTTCTCATCTTGGCCGCAGCGTTGGAAAAAATAGCCTATCTAAATATGAATGAACTTATAAACGGACTAATAGGAATAGGTTTCTTATTAGCTGGAGTTGCGATAGCAGCCAAATACTTGTCTTCGAGCAGTAATGATGCTCAAATCGTTAAGGGCGCGGCTCGAATGATCATATTCGCGTTTGCAGTGAAGATATTGGCAGGCGTAGTTGAAGATCTTGGCGCTCTCGATATTTTAACATTGCTAAAAGGTCTGCTCGGAGTGTCCGTATTACTTATGGGACTTAGCGCAGCTATTCATTTGATGACTACATCGATGAAAGATGTTAAATTCAGTAAGGCTGCCATTGGTATATTAGTTTTAGCTGTATCAATGAAAATAGTAGCGTCTGCTTGTAAAAGTTTTGCGAATATTAGCTGGCATGATTTAGCTAAAGGATTAATAGGCGCTAGCGTGTTGTTGGCCGGGTTAACGATTGCGGTAAAAGTAATTGCTAGTGCTTTAAAAGAAAGCGATTTCAGTAAATCAGCTACCGCTATTATTGCTATATCAGCGGCTCTTTTAGTATTAACATTTGCGTGTAAGAGCTTGGCAAAACTTAGTTGGAACGAGCTGGCGAAAGGTTTAGTGGGTGTCACTGTTTTGTTAGCGGGTCTCACAGCGTCCATAGCTATAATGGCTAAGTTCTTAAAAGAGTCTAATCTTGCAAATGTAGCTATCACATTGTTAGCGATGGCTGCTGCAATAAAGATATTGACCGATGCTTGCATTGGCTTATCTAAACTCAGTTGGAGTGGATTAGCTAAAGGATTAATAGGTATAGGAGCATCAATGGCTATACTCGCAGTCGGATTACGTGCAGTTAAAGGAACCGAAAAAGGTTCGTTAGCATTATTGGCGGCGTCTGTAGCACTGGCGGCCTTGGCTCCAACTTTAGCGTTCATAGGTCATTTGAAAATCAGCACAATAGCAAAGGGTCTATTAGCTATGGCAGGCGCATTTGCAATTCTCGGTATTGCAGGAGCTCTTCTTGCGCCTTTAAGTATGGTCATATTAACTCTTGCTGGGGCTATAGCTCTTGTAGGCGCTGGTACATTACTATTCGGACTCGGCTTATCTGCCATGTCCGCAGGTATTGTATTACTTAGCGGAGCATTAGCAATCGGTGCTGCTGGAATTGTTGCCGGAATGAAAGCTATAATTGTAGGTCTCATAGGAATAATACCAGATATAGTAAGAGTAATAGGTGACGCTATTGTAGCCGTTTGCGAAGCCATTTCTGGTAGTGCTAAATCTATAGGTAAAGCTATAGTTGACGTTCTTATAGCCACCATAGATACAATAGTAGCGAGTGCATCAGCAATAGTTGGCGGTCTCCTACAATTAGTTACAATCATACTCGAATCCCTTATTAAATATGCACCGCAAATTGTCGGTTATTTAATAGATCTTATACTCATCATAGTCGACATGCTCATCGGTAAGATGCCATCTATAATCGGTAAACTTGCCGGATTAGTTAGCGCATTTATGGATGCTCTACTAATAGCGTTTAAAGAAGCAGATTCAGACGCATTAATAAAAGGTATATTAGCTGTCGGTTTGATAGCTATCTTGGTGGAAAAAATAGCGAAGATTAAGGTTAATATAAAAAAAGCTTCTATTAATCTTGCTAAATTAAGCGTTATTATGCTAGAACTTGTAGCATTGTTAACGGTAGTTGGATTAATATCTCAAATACCAGAAGTAAAACGTTTAATAAGCGATGGTGGGTCATTCATGCAAGCGCTCTCGATAGCGATTCTTCAATCCGCTGTTGTCTTTGGAGCAGCTGCGGTACTTGCATCTGTAGCAGATAAACTTGGTAAGATACCGCTTGGAGCGGCTGCTAAAGGAATCGCACTTCTTTCAGTATTACTGTTGGAAATAGGTTCGATTATAGCGGTATTTGGTATTATAAGTAAAATTCCTTATGTAGAAGATTTTGTTAAATCCGGAGGCCCATTCCTAGCATCTATCGCTGCCGCTATAGGACAAGTAATAGGTGCACTAGTTGGAGGTTTAATAGGAGGAGTAGGAATAGGTATTGTAGATAGTTTAGTAACTATGGCTACTGGATTGTCAACCATGATGACCGAACTCAAACCTTTCTTGGAAGGCGCTTGTAACATAGACGCATCGGCATTGGGAGGAATAGGTATATTAGCGCTAATATGTTTAGAGTTAGCTGCGGCTGCGGTGTTGGCTCCTGCGGCAATATTAGGTTGCGCCGCATTAGCATTAGTAGTGCCCGTTATAGGAGTATTAATGACAGCGCTTGCAGTGATGGGCAATTTACCAGGTGTTAACTGGGTTCTTAGTGAAGGCTCGAGTTTTATAAGTAAATTGGTTGAACACTTAAAACAATTCGCTTCGATGATACCTCCGTTGCTAATCCTCGCATCATTCGCAGTTATAGGGCCTTTAGCAGCAGTCGGAGCTGCGGCTTTAGGTTTGGTAGTTGCTGAATTAGGTGTATTATTTACAGCATTCGGAATATTAGCTCAATTACCTGGTATAGAATGGCTGTTAAGCGAAGGCGTTAATTTTATTAAATATATAGTAGCATTGCTGGATGGTTTTGGAACTATGATA